CATCGTTGTATGCTCCTCTGACGTAGCTTCTGCTCTTCAGATGGCTGGTGTACTCGATTACGCTCCTGCTCTAAATAGCAACAACCTACAGGTTGATGACACAGGTAACACCTTCGTTGGTGTCCTTAACGGTCGCTTCCGTGTATACATTGACCCCTACACCACTGGCAACTACATGACAGTTGGTTACAAGGGCTCCAATGCATTTGACGCCGGTCTCTTCTATTGCCCATACGTTCCTCTCCAGATGGTTCGTGCAGTAGATCAGAACAGCTTCCAGCCCAAGATTGGTTTCAAGACCCGCTACGGCATGGTCGCGAATCCCTTCTCCCAGGGTACAACAGCTGGTCTAGGCGCCCTCACAGAAGACACCAACGTCTACTATCGCAGAGTGCTTGTTAGCAACCTAATGTAAAATTAGGAAGTTAAAGGGGGAAGGTCGAAACCTTCCCCCTATTATAATAAGAAAAGTTATTAAATTGAAGGAGGACGCAATGTCCTCCTTTCTTTTATAAATATCCAAAAAAGGGTGCAACATGGCAGAGATAAAAAGTCAACCTTCTAACAAGAACTTTCTATCACCTTTCGGATATAAATTCTTTGTAAAGAAAACACCGACCACTAATTGGTTCGTTCAAGCGGTAAACTTACCGTCAGTAAGTATATCACCTGCTAATATTCCTACACCTTTTATAAACATACCATTGGCTGGAGATCATATCACGTACGGTGATTTTTCGGTTACCTTTAGATTAGATGAAGATATGACCAACTATATGGAACTATTCAATTGGATGCAAGCCATAGCTTTCCCAGAAAAGTTTGAACAATATAAAGCAATAGCTCCTAGAATCAATGGTGCCATATCAGGTGATGCTGATCCTCTAACCGGTGATTCCATCTACTCAGATGCAACGGTTATCATATTATCGTCTGCAATGAATCCTTTGACCGAAATATCTTTCATTGATATTTTTCCTACAAATCTATCTCAGATCTCGTTTGATTCAAGACTAACCGATGTGCTTTACGTCGATGCTACTGTGAGTTTTGCTTTTAGAAATTTTACAGTTAAATCATTAAATTAGTATACTTTCCATCAATACTATGGTATAATCTGGGTTACCAGTGTTAAACTATAGTAATATATTATGAAATTAGAAGAAATACAAGATCTGTGGCAAAAGGATTGTGAGATAGACAGAACTGAGCTGGGGGAGGAAAGTCTTAAAATCTCTCAGATGCACTCTAAATACTTCAAGATCTTTTCCGCCGAGAGGCTTCAATTGAAGAAGTGGCAAAAGGATTATAAAGATCTTTACCGTGTGAAGTATGAATATTATAACGGGGTTCTTCCATTGGAGGATCTAAAAGACCGTGGTTGGGAACCATTTAGTCTTAAGGTGTTGAAATCAGATCTCCATATATACTTGGATAGTGATAAGGATCTATGTTCAGCCCAATTGAGAATTGATCTACAGGAAGAAAAGATTAATCTATTGGAAAACATTATTAGACATTTAAACAATAGAAACTATCAACTCAAGAATGCTATAGAATGGGAAAAGTTTAAAGTGGGAGCATAATGGATCTAATCCGAATAGAAAAGATAAACGAAGTACACAATAAAATACACTGTGAACCTTGGCTAGCCAAAGAATTAGATTCTTTCTTTACGTTTAAAGTTCCAGGACACCAGTTCACACCTGAATATCGTTCCGGTATGTGGAACGGTGAGATTCATTTATTCAATACTTCCACTCGTCTTCTTTATTCTGGATTAATGGACTATGTAAATACGTTTGCCTCGGAACGAGAATATCAGGTTGAATACCTTTACGAGAACTCTAATTTTGAGATGTCACTCCATGAAGCCAAGGAGTACATCAACACCCTTGGTCTCAAGCTTGAACCAAGAGACTATCAAATAGAAGCCTTTACGCATGCCGTAAGAAACCACAGGGCTCTACTTTTATCCCCTACCGCCTCAGGCAAATCCTTAATCATATACCTCTTAATAAGATGGTATAGGTTTACACGATCCAAGATCCTTCTCATAGTTCCCACCACATCGTTGGTGCATCAAATGTACAGCGACTTTGAATCATATGGTTTTGATTCGAGTAAGTATTGCCATATGATCCATTCAGGAAAAGAAAAGGAAACAGATAAACCGATAGTCATCACCACATGGCAGTCCGTTTATAAGATGAATCCTAATTGGTTCTCTAGATTCAACGTAGTTATAGGCGACGAGGCACATCTCTTTAAGGCAAAATCACTTATTGGTATCTTGTCTAAGATGCAAAACTGTAAGTATAGGTTTGGATTTACAGGAACCCTTGACGGTACTCAAACCCATAGATTAGTGTTAGAGGGATTGTTTGGGCCAGTTAAGAAGGTAACTACAACCAAGGAACTAATCGATCAAAAACACCTTTCTCAGTTCAAAATCAAGTGTTTAGTTCTTAAATATTCACAAGAAGATTGTAAGTTAGTCTCTAAGAAGAAGTACAAGGAAGAGATTGATTTTTTGGTAGCGTCTGATAATAGAAATAGATTCATTAAAAATCTAGCGTTATCGCTTAAAGGAAATACGCTATTATTGTTTCAATATATTGAAAAGCATGGTAAAATACTCTATAAACTTATAGAAGGCGCAGTTGAGGAAGGAAGAAAGGTATACTTCGTTCATGGCGGTGTAGAGGCTGAGGACAGAGAAAACATACGAATGCTCGTAGAAATGGAAAACGATTCGATCATCATAGCTTCATATGGAACTTTTTCTACTGGTATCAACATCAAAAACCTTCATAACATTATATTTGCTTCTCCCTCTAAATCTAGGATAAGGAACCTACAGTCTATCGGTCGAGGACTTAGATTGGGAGGTAACAAAGATGGTTGTGTTTTATTTGATATCGCAGATGATCTAAAACACGAATCAAGAAAAAACTACAGTCTTCAACACTTTATAGAGCGTGTGAAGATCTATAATGATGAAAGGTTTGAATATAAAATGTATCCGGTAAAACTAACATGAAAAAATATTTAGCGCTTAAACTTACGTCTGGAAGTGATATTCTAGGAACTTTAGTTAAAGCCACGACTAACGAAACGATTTTATCTAACGTGATGATAATTATTTCCAGTATATATGAAAATGGAAGTACCTTAGTTTTTTTAAGGCAATGGGCAACACTATGTTTAGATTCTGAATTAAAAATAAAAGATTCGCAGATTATTACTTCATATGTTCCTCAGAAAGAACTGATCGAATACTACGAGGTCATGGTTGAATATAATAAAATTTTCATTGAAAAGGATATTCATATTGGAATGAATACGGCGATTAAGATGATTAAAAAGGCAATAGATTCTGGATCAAACTATTCTGCTGATTCTAATTATGATTCGCTGTCGGACGACGTTGATGATTTTTATTCCAATTTAACTAAACCAAGAAATAAGAAGAAAGCCCATTGAGATGAAAAATTCACATTACGTTGATAATAAAAAATTATTAGAAGAACTAACAAAATATAGAAATAGCGTTCAGGATGCCTTAAAGAATAACAACCCTAAACCTAGATTATCCAACTACGTAGGGGAATGCATTCTTTTGATAGCAAATAAACTATCAAACAGACCTAACTTTAATAACTATCCTTTTAAGGACGAAATGATTAGTGACGGTATAGAAAACTGTTTAATGTATATTGATAACTTTGATCCTGCAAAATCCAGTAATCCCTTTGCCTATATCACTCAGATCGTATATTTTGCTTTTCTTCGTAGAATAACAAGGGAAAAGAAGCATCTATACACCAAGCATAAGTTAATAGAAAGATCTATGGTTCATAATGAGTTCATTACTCAAAGCGAATGGAACGAAAGAGATGAGCAGAACTATTTTGAGAATGAGCATATGAATGATTTTGTCAAAGCTTTTGAGGAAACCATAGTTAAGAAAAAGAAGAAGAAGGCACAAGGATTGGAACAATTTATTGAAGAAGATATACATTTGCTTGAGGAGGAGATATTGAATGACACAGATAGCGTTGATAACTGATACTCATTGGGGGTGCCGTAACGATAATCCAGTGTTTGCTAACCATATCTCTAAGTTTTATGAAGAGGTTTTCTTTCCATATCTAGACGATAACCACATTAACTACATTATACACCTAGGTGATATTGTAGATCGTCGTAAGTATATTAACTTCGT